TCAGTGTCTACAGAGCATCTGACGAGCGTTGTGGGGTCTGTAGAGAATCCGTAATCTTGTCCGTATACAATTTGATGGTAGTCTTTGAATTGGCCAGTCCTCCAGTTGGTGATCACCACACCTTCAGCCTTGTCAATCCACCCACCCATTATCTGGTGCAGATACTTCCTTGGGTTCTTCTTACGCATCATCTCTACCTGCTCAACAAAAGAATTAGATAGATTATCTTTGTTGTCCATATAACTAGTGTGAATGTATGTTACGTTATCCTTCCAAGCATTCGATCCAGCTTCTACTCTTTTGGCTGCAAAGAACCTCTGGTATATCCAATGCTCCTTTGTGGTTGGATTGAGGATTAGCATACACCTATTCTGTTTATTCTTTTCCCTTACAGACTGATCTATCTTATCAAAACTATCTTCATCTATAAGCTCCTCTGCTTCATCAAGTACGAACGTTGTAATACCCTGTAGAGACTTCAAGGCAGCGGTTTGGTTACCGCTGCTGGTCTTGATACCTTTAAATATTATTGAGCTCCCTGTGGCTGTGTTTAAGATCTCATCCTTAGTTATCCTAAAGTGTTTAGCGATACCGAACAGCTCAAGCTTCTCCAAGAACTCTGGTATAATAGAAGTAGCAGCAGAGACCATCGTATACCTAGCGAACAGAATCTTATGACCCTTCTCCATCGTAAGGAAAGCTAGGAAGGTATTTACTGCAAAGGACTTACCGGATCCCCTACCACCCGTCACTACAAAGTAACGGGTGTCATTTCCTAAAGCCTGGTATTTATCGTGTAACTGTGGAGTCATTTAATATGTATTGTGAGTATTGGGTAGCTATTGCTTTTGCTATACCTGGAAACGTCTTACTTCTTAACTTTGCTCTATCTTTACTCCCTCTAGCGTCATCATACCATTTAGCCATTCTCTTTACCTTTCCTTTCTTGTCTGTCCACTCCACAAATTCACCCTGAGATACAATCTTGGTTGCGGTCAATAGAGGTAAATTCTTAGTCCAAAGACAAGTTGTTTTCTTAGCCTCATCCCCAAACATATAAGGCTGAACAACCTGATTAGGTTTTCTTATTTGTGATGAAATAACACTTATAGGATTTTCAATAGCTATATATCTTATAGGCGCATCCATCAATTGCTTGACAAAGAATAATGCTTTGTTTCTATTCTCCCACCGCTCTTCATTCTTTGAGCCATCTTTATTATACAACCACCTATTGCCACTTACAGCTAAATAAGTACAAGGAGGATGGGCAACCATTAGATCATACCTTCCAGAGTTAGCCTCCTGTAATGCATCCCCTTGGATATGCCATTCAGGGTGTCCACCACTACAGGGAAGTATATCACAAGAATAGGCTTCGTGGCCTAAAGCCCTAAATTCTTTGGTCACTGCCTGACTCTCTTCACAAGCAACTAATACCTTCATATTACTTCCGAGATTCTTTTGGATTAAGTACTCCCCTTGGAGACAATGTAGCTGGCTTTACATAATAGCCTAGTATTGGATTCACAAGGTAATTCCAAAAGTCCTTTGGAAAGTCCTTTGGATCATTGATCTGTCTCTTCTTGTTCATTATCTTCTGGTGTTATATCTATTGTGTTATCTATCTCAGGGGCCTGCTGAGTTCCAGCAAATATGTTTGTGATCGGTATGTCTAGCTTTTGACCTCCGCTAGTATAGTCTACACTTTCTGTAGGCTTGCCATACTTATATTCAAAGAGTAATTTCATATGGGCGAAAGAGGACTTGGCTTGCTTCGCTAACTCGGCCCAAGCCTCTTCTTCAGAGCCAAAGACTTCTTGCATAGCATTCAAAGCATAGATACCCATTCTATCTTTCTTGGCCTCATTTATTGCAGCGGGAGTTGCATTTATTTTCTTAGGATAATTCTTACTGTCTCCCTTCTTCCTGCCATTATTCCTACGACCATCATTCTTCTTAATGTACTTAAACTCTTTCGGCTTTCTACCCATAGTAATATAACTGATTATCTATCAGCGTGTTTATCGTATAACCATCCATAGATCTCCCAGATCTTATTGGATGCTCCTATCTTTGTATAAATCCCACTAGATGTTTTATACTCTACTCCCCTTTGAATCACAATATTAAAGGTAGTAAACAGCTTGTTTTTTTTATTATACGGAACGCTATCTACTCCTATAACATAAACTCTGTATCCATTATTTATGCACCAGTCAGCATTCTTTTGGTTGATAAGCGAATAATCTATTTGTTCCTTATGCTTTCTTCTAATCTTTTTACCCATAGCTTTGGATTGTTCTCTTTTAATAAGGTTGAATCCCAAAGATTAGTTTCAGTTAAATATTTTGGATTCACTTGAGGAAGATCTAATCTATCATTCCACCACAAATATCTTTTTATATTTGACATTAATCTATAAATAACATCACTAGTAAAACTATTATACCTATCAGAAAAACCATAGCTATGACTTCGAACATAACTCCTTTTTTAAATTCCTGTTCTCGTTTAATAACACACGATAATCTAGTATTAGACCAACATACTTTTTTCTATAGAAATGCTCAGGATACATATCTTTTTCCCTAATATTGTTTGATTTTTGCAAAAGCTTATCTAGTTTAATATATATTTCATAGAATCCGTTTTCTGTTTCATAATTACAGATTATCTCATTAAATATTTTGAGGCCGTGAATTACACTTGCGTGATGTTTACCAACAGTTTTCCCAATAACACTTAAAGGAAACAAGGTATGCTCCTTACATAATTTAAAGTAAACGGCTCTAGCATACACTCTATCTCTTATCCTTGAGTGATGGCTTAAATTCATCTTAGTTTCTATTTCAACTAATTGTTTTATCTCTTCAGTTTTCATATATGTCTTTTTGTCTTTCTAGTTCTAATTCTACTCTATTAACTTCTAATTGTATTTCTTTTAAGGTACAACGATCAGCTTCTATTAAAGCTTTATTGACCCCATCACAAGCTTCATACAACTCTAAAGATTCAAAGTCCTTCATCTGATTAAATACTTCTTGATAAGTAACACCCATCAATAAATCAACCAGAGCAAGGTAATAATAATTTAAGACCTCAAAGTCATACTCTTCTTTAGTCATTATACAGTTCCGTGTATATACCTATTAAATATAACAGACTCTATTTCTTTGTCAGACTTTCCTAAGAAGTCTTCCTTATATCTGTCCGTACAAATGCGGACTTTTTCTTCTCCAGACTCGAAGCACTCTTCAGAGGCTTCGTATACTCCAATTCTACCAGTAAACTTTTCTACAACTAAGAAAGTAAATCTCTCTACATTAAATAGCTCTCTGTATATATATGGTTGGATATCATAATTATATTTGCTTTTATATCTAGGATTCCAATAGTCTAATGATGCGGCAGTCTTGAGGTCTACTATATGATTGTTTTTTAAGTAGTCAGCCTTACCCCTAAAAGGTATCCCATTTATAAGACCTATAGATGGCACTTCCTCTAGACCTCCCTGTAATAAGCTAGAAGCATATTCACACCTGTCTAGAGACTTCTTTTTCAATGCCCTCATAATATAGAAGTGCTTTAGCAACACAACTTCCTTATCGGATTCTTCAGCACGTTCCTTAAAGGCTTTATTCTGAGACGGGGCATCAAAAAATTCATACCGCTGGTCAAGCTTGTCTGGTTCTAAAGTAAGCATATGAAAAATACTCCCCTGCAATAAAGCATCAGTTTGTTTGCTTTTTGTTGTTAAAGATTGGTAGTATGATATAGAAGACTTTAGCAGGTGTTTACAGGTGGATGAAGATAAAGCCGCTTTGCTTAAGTGGCCAAAGTAAAATGGATCCGAATCCATATTGGACATAAGCTCGTCCTTATTCCAGCTTATTCCGTCTAGCAATGTTATTGTATCGTTGCTCATATATTTTTATTTTCAAGCAAGATAATAAACATTTTGTTAACTACGAAATAGATTTAGGTTTTTCTTCGTACCAAGCTTTTAATAGGTATCCGTCTATTGGGCTGATGTTAGATATAGATTTGTATATTAACTTGCTAATGGATTTAACATCATTTCGTTCAGTAGCAGTAGAATCTGTCCCTAGGTTTGTGTAGAGATTGCAATCAATCTCCAACAAAGCATCTACTTTCTTCTGAATAGACCAGGTTCTGTAACTTACTATCTTTTGTATTCTGTCTCTAATATTCATCTCTATTTCCTTAACTTCTGTATATATAGAGCTGCATCAAGCAGCTCCTCCTGGAGTTCTTTTAACCAAGTATAGAATCCATCTGGATTATCGTGTAAGGTCGTTCCATACTCTTTAATCCCACGCTGACTGCGTTTATCCATAATCTCCTTCACCTCTTCAACAATAGGATCCGTTTTAACCGGATCCCTCCTGGCTGTTGTATTAGTGGTATACTCTTCTCTGTCTAAAAAATACTTGCTTACTGAATCTCCCATAATTTATAAATATGAATGGCAATGTTTATCGTGAATAGATAAATTCCCAATTACTTTCTCTATCTTTTTATTGTTATCAAATTGCGTTGTCTTGTTATGTTTTTCTATAATCCAATTAGGCTTAATCCTAAGTAGATTAAAACAATAAATACCTTTCGGAGTTGAACATATATACATAGGTATCTCTAGGTTCTCGTGGGCCTTATCTACCATATAGTCATACTTAGACTTCTCTATCAGTAGAGTATCGTAGTGTTTACCCCTACATTTAAGTTCTATTCTATGATTAAAATGAGCTGAATAACAGTCCCATCTACTCATCTCATCTTCTGATTTAACTAGATCTATATAATTGGAGAGCTTAATCTGGCCGAATAGATCATATTCATTATAATCCTTAAGAGTTTTTAGGGTTATGTTATCCCAAATATTCATTATAGATATTATCTAATTTATTTAAAACATCAGTCACAAAACAAGGACTGCACCCCCCAGGCTTTTTATTGTCATCAAATACCCTATTGTATATATCTATTATTTCTTGCTGAACAATGGTATTGACCTTAGGAGGTCTGCCATCTCTAAAGAAAGCATCTAAATATTTAAATTCATCCTCCGTTAAACAGTTGGGTTTATGATAAGGAATTAATTTATTAAGTCGTTCTTTTCGATCATCACATCCACAATCCTTTCCATTGGCGAATTTCTCTACCACTTTCTTTATACCTGTAGCCTTAGTAATCTTCTCTACTGTATCACCGAGTCCTTTTGAGGACTCTTCATAATTCTTAACCCATTCCTTATAAGCTTTAGTTCTCTTATCTTTAGGTGCTTCCATAATTAAATTTTATCAAAATCTCCGTTTTTAAAATCCTCCCAATCCTCCAGGATTTCATTCTTTATCTTTGTTTTATAATTTTTACAACTATTAAAGATTGAGGTTAGTGATATGTTTGTTTTGTTAGCTATATCTCTCATAGACATATCGCTTAAGTAGTATAAACCAAATAGCTTTTTATCATACCAATAATCCCAGCTATCTACGCATTTTATTACTTTATCAAATAATCTGTCGTGAGCTGATATAGCCTCCATCTCTTTCACATCGTATGTTACCTGGTTATTTATATGTAAAAAATCTGACGAGTAATCAGACAGATCTTCTAAATAAATAGTACCATTCTTAGATTTATAAGTCCTTACACTCATCCACATATTTCTTATGGTAGTCCATATGTAAAACCTATTGATTGTGCCAGTATCTTTATAGTAAACTTTGCTTTCGTCTTTAACATATTTATGCAACCGAAGATACATCTCCTGGATCAGATCCTCGGCAAAGGAGGGTGGCACTCCTATATTTAATGCCATAGCCACCCAAAGTTCGTGTTTTCTACCAAGGTCTTCTAACACTAGACTTGCATAGGGATATAAAGAGCAAAGAATCCAATCTGGATTCTAATAATATTAATAGTCTCTAAGTCCTCCCCTCCTTGCACATCAATGTCTGTAAGATAATCTACACCAAAAGCGAATCCCATTATCCATTCAAAATCTATTCCCATAATCTATCAAATATTTTTATTGCAACCGTAAAAAACACTATACTCCATATTACGGATACTGTTAAACAAGTCATTCTAATTAATGTATTTTTTAATAATCTCCTCATTTTGTTATAAATTTAAGATATTGTTATTTAATAAACAAATTTTACCTTTATGCAGTCAGAATCGCTGTAGTACTTCTTCATTTGTTTTATCTCTACAATGTTTTGATCCTGTTCATAAATGAGCCCCTCCAAAGCATCAAAGAATGCTTTGTTGAGGTTATCCTGTAAGTCTGGCTTTGTTGTTTTAGGTGTCTGACCTATCCTTCTTTTCTTAGGTGTAGCCTTAGGATATGCGTAACTATATTCAATATATTCCACAAAAATTGGTGTTCCCGCTTCTATTATAACGAAATTATCGGGTAACTGTTCCGAAACTAATGCAATAATATACTTCTGGTAATCAACAATTTTCTTTGGTTTGTACTTGATCCCATTCCTCCCAATCCTAAATGATTGGTGAGGTTGGGCTCTAGTGTTAAGGGTAAAAATAAGTTCCTTCATATGTTAAAAATTATTTATTTCACTAGGAAGATCTATTTGTCCTTGTATATAAGGATATCCATTCTTTATGGTAAAACTGAATTTATCGAATGGTTGGCCTCTACTTCTCATACAGTTCACTACGGTCAAGTTATCATCTTCCTCATCTACCTTTACTGATATTTGTGTTTCACTCTTCTTTTCAAGGAAAGACCCCAAATGGCCAGTAGGTTTAGTAGAATTGAAATTAGAATGGATAACTGTTATAATGTGAATTTGTAATTCCTTGGTCCATTTCATCAGGTACTGGATCAATTCGTTACTAGCATTAATATCGTTAACATCATTAACCAAGTCAGCTATACCATCTATAATGACTAAGCCTAAATTGCTAACTCTATTGATATGCCAATCTATAAACTCAAGTCTATCTTGAGGACTGTACTCTCTTAACGAATGTGTTTTATAGCTATCTGTTTGATCAGCCATTCTGTGCGTTCTATTAAAAACCCTTTGAGCGTGATACGATCCCTGCTCAGTATCATAGTGAATAGTTACCTTGCCATCGTTATGACCTTTCATCTTATCAATATATTCATTAGATCCAGATAAGTAAGCACTAGTAAGTAAAGAAACTAAGAATGTTTTACGACTCTTTGGGGGAGCCTGTATGAAGCTGAAATTACCGTAGGTTCCTATACATATAGGAAAGTCCTCTAAACCTCCTCTAGACCCCATAGAAATCGCCACAGGAGGGTATTTAACCTTCTCTTTAGGATCCATATAAGAATCCTTAAGAATTTTCTCAAACTTCTTGCTGTGATCTAGCTCTAATTCTTGATATGGCATTTGGTCTTGTATTGTTCTTTATAATACTATCAATTAATTGTTTAATGAATCCTTCGTGTTCTTGTATTGAATCCCCATTAGGATTCATACAAAATAGATCAACAGCTAATGTCTGTTCCCACATAGATTTATCTGTTTGGGCTATTTGATCTATCTTAGATATAACACTATGGACCAAGAAGTCTAAAGTAACCTTATTGTCTCCAATCCTTAGATTGAAGACCTGGACAAACGCCCAAGTCACAAATCTATACAGAAATCTACTTCTGTACTCTTCAATAACTTCGTTGTGGTTTAATTGTTTGATTAGTTCGTTTAAGGCCTGCCTATCTTTATTGGAGGGCTTGATGCTGTTTTGTTTTAGCCTATACGTTAAGTGATCTAGGCTTCTGTAAATTTGGTTCATCTAATTTGGTTTAGCAAAAAAAAGGGAAGACTTTCGACTTCCCTTTTATTTAAACATTATTGACTAAAAATCAAGTCCGCCTGTTTCAATTTCGGCTTCTACTGACTCAGCTTGAGGTTGGACGTAGTCTTTATCTAAAATAAGCCTGCCAAGCTTGTAAGACTTCTTATTCTTATTATCCCAGATATCGATAGTGATTCCGTCATCTTCCCAAACTTGAGCTTTTACTTTAATTTGATGACCGTATTGGTCGGTTTTCTCTACTTTTCCTGGGATCTCTTTAGAAGCAACCTTTAGGTTGTCTAATTGAAGGTTTCCGAAATACTTTTGTTTAATTTTTGTGCTCATAATTTATTTAATTAGTGATTAATTTTTGTGTGGTAATGCTAATTTTGTGCTTTAGGCTTCTTCTTACATAGTCAGAAACGGTTGTATCGTTATCCTTTGCTATTTGTTTTAGTGTTGCCATTTCATCTGCTCTTACTCTTACACGAAGAACCTTCGCTCTAATTGATTTTGGTGTTGTCATTTGTTCCTTTTTTGTATTTAAGATCTCTCAATAGATCGTTATTAATAGTGTATTTTCTCATAACAGCAGCAACGTTGCCCCCTCCATCAAGGTAAGATACTACCTTTTTATATTCAGAGGAGTCTTTGACTAAGGCTAGCTTGCCAGGACTAGACTTGCTGTGATCATTAGTAGCATCAGCATCTTTAGTATCATCTATAAGTAATAAGTTACCTATAGCATACTTTTTAGCGTAGCTAGAAGCAGCTCCAGTTCTCTGGGGTTGTTGCATTCCTTTAGCATCAAAGTCTATAATGGCTTGAGCATTTGACTCAATTTGCATAGTAGGGTCCTTTAAATCAATAAGTTTAGCGGTAGACTCAATAAATAAGACTCCTCCAACTTCTTTAATCTCATCATTCATCTTAAGCACAGCTTCGTGCTTCATAGCTAATGGTTTAACAGCTTCCAAGATATCCTCGGCAGATCTGTAATTGTACTTACCAAAGGCGTTCCTTTGGTTCTTAGGAGCTTTAAGCTCCGTCTGGATCATTAATAGTTTTTGTGTAATATTCATAAATTAGTATTTAGTAATTTCTCTTAATACAACTTGCTTGTATTCTTCAGGGCATTTCTGATCACAAAGCTCAACAACATAAGATATCAATCTATCTATCTCATCCTGCTTTTCTGCATTGTATTTGGTTAGTGCCTCAATCCTCGCCTTGTAGTAATCGGTCTGATTGTAAAATGGTCTAAGTGTGTTCTTCATATTAGTTAAATTTTTGTGCAAGTTATAAAAAATAATTAACTAAACAAATAATTAACAAAAAAAAGAGCTGTATCTCTACAGCCCTCTCAACCAAATTAACTAATAAAATTGAAACAATATGTTAAATTCAAAACAAATATATACTATATTATTAATATAACCAAATCATATCTGGTTTTTGATCATCGTTGTCTACATATATAGTCTTCTGATCCCTAGATACAGCTATTCTACTAAATCCAACTTCCATTAAAGAAGATATCATTTTGTATCGTTTCTTAGAATTATCGCAGCGTATTATCGCAGCCTTACCTATAAGGTGGCTGCTTACACTAGAATCATCCCATCGATCATTTTGGAACCTAGTTCTATAACCAGACACTATTAAGAATTGAAGCTTACAAAGATGAGCCGCTGCATCTATCATACGCAAAAAATCTCTATCCATATACTTCTCACCAGACCCTGGCCTGTCTGGACTATCAAATTCTGTAATAAGAAAATGTCTTAATTCCATATTGCAATATAATAATTTTTTATACATTTGCAAAACGTAGCAGTAGATCTACGTTAAAAGCTACCAAACTTCAATAGAGATATTGTTGGATCAGATAGCATTGAAAGTTTGTTTTTCTAGGGGGCTTTTTCTTTCTTTTTCTTTTACTCTTTTCTTTTTCTTTCTTTTAATTATATACAAAAAGTTCTGTCCCTAGTCCCACCCTTAAAGGGTAAGGGACGTTGGGACATTTATATACTGCGTTTAAATATGTACTGTGTTTAACAAGGTTACTAATACTTAGTTAACACTATAGCCTAAGTGCAACACATATGATAGCCTATCTACCTTGACCTCGATACTTCTTAGTGTAGTTCTTAGAGCACTTAAGCACGCTTGTTTTGGATTTAGCGTGCACTCCAGGCCGCTTTACTTTAGTTCTCTTCTTAAATGCTGATTCTATATTGCGAGCCATTACTGATGCATCTTATTACCAAACACCTTTTCGACTCCACGGCTGCCAAAATAGCCACCAATTACAATAGTTAATAAGCCTGTAATAGAATCTAAAGGATAACCTAGATACCATCCAACAACATAACTGACAGTTAAAAACACCAGCGTTAATGGCCGCACGTTTTGTGCGAGCCAACCACTTCTGCTGTCAGCGACCCATCTTCGGGTCACTCCATCCATCTCAGCTCTCTCTAGGCGTAGTTTCTCTAGTGCTACATCTTTATCCTCAGAACTCATATCAGAACCTCCAATAATCGCCTCTATGACACTCCCCACAGGAGTGTCTTGTGCTATTGCTCCTACAACTTTAGGGATCTTTTGAAGTAGGAAAGAGCCTACTTTTGTATCTTTGAATTTCTTCTTACCTGACATTTACTATCTCATTATACAGAATTTGCGCTAATTTAACCTCGTTCGCATTATCTATACAAATATCTTTAGTTATTTCTTTAAACCTTGCTAGGTTCTTTTCTTTTACACTTGCACAACTCAGCATCGTTGCAACAAGTAATACTGTTGTTAATCTCATTTTGTATGTTTGTTTGTTGAAGTAGTAACACTTCAGTTAGTTTGTCGATACTTTTGCGTATCTCCTTTAATTCGTTTCTAAGTCCATTGGACTTCACTTTTATTTCACTCATTTATCAATGTATTTCCTACTGTTGCACTAATACGTCCAGATAACGTTTGCATCTTTGTGGTCATCTGAATCAACGTGGATGAAAGTGTTGGCAATACCAAACCTTGTGAACCCTGCGTGAATAAGGGCTTCAAGGATAAGCCATCTTTCTCTTGAACCCTGTATTGCGATATCAACTGCCTTTCCCACAATATGGCTTGAGTTTGGTTTTCCTCCAACCTTGTCGTTATGTTCGATAGTTCTATATCCTGAGTTGATCTTAAAGGGAATCCCTGCAATGTGACGTGCGTGGTCGAGCATTGAAAGAAAATCAGTATCCATATACTCACCAGAGTGAGGAACATCTGGGGATGCAAATTCTTCATATTTGAAATATTTAAGCTCCATCTTTTTTGCAATTACATTTTTTACAAGTATCATAATCGATAGACTTATTAATCAATAATCTATCTATAGTGTCATCTTGCACCTTAATAAGCATATCTTCTAATGTATCTTTAGCTTGTACAAGCATATCTATTTTAGTCTCTAGATTGCTTATCTTCTTTTTAGCAGAATCTAATTCATCACCATTTCTACCTGTGATACTCGCTATAACCATCGCTATACTTGCGGCAATCATTCCGATTAGAGTATTTACTATCTGTGCGTTTTCTTCAGGAATTTGATATTTTGACAGATATAACAATATCAAAACAACTAAAAAGAACACCAGTAAACTTCCTGAAAAATGTCTTATGTCTTTGGCTGCTCCGTTTGTAGGCATCTTCATTTCTTTAGTGCTCTATAAATTTGTATAACTGTAAAGGTTAGGGTTGCTCCCATTACAAGCATTTGAAGTATGCTGTTTATTTCGCTTACACTAAAGGCTAAAGCAAATATGTTTGCTGAATACAATCCGAATATCTTCATCCCATCATCCATCTCATTTATTTAAATGCCATATATATATAATTCTGTAAGTTTGCGTTGAATGGAGTAAAATTATTTTTTATCGTAAATCCAGTATCATCAAAATCAACATCATAGACATTTCCTTGTGAAGCAGTCGATTCTGTATCTGCTGTATCAGCCCATAAATTAAGTTCTATAGGATTACTTGTGTCTCTAACACTATCCATCATATTCCAATTATTTCCTGCGTTTGAAGTATTTTTAATAATTACAAACGATGGTCTAAATCCGATAGTAACAGTTTTGTTGCCTGTTACCCCCTCATAAATCCCTATCTTACTATATCCTACAACTGAATGCCAACAGTAGTTAATGATTTCGTTACCATTCCATCCCCAATCAGTAAATGTAGTAGATGTTACTGCAAAATTGTGGGGATTGTCTGCTTTTGGGGCAGTTGAATTTAAAACTAAATAGTCGTTACTTCCATCAATTAAAGATGTATGTACATACCAAGAAGCACTACTGTTCTGTGTTGCTTTTTGTATAATAATTTCAGGTGGGGAAGATAGTCCATGTCCTACTGTATTTGTGTAAACAGAACCACCGCTTGGAGGTGTATATTTCACAATACTAAACCCTGCGGCAGTATTTGCACTCACACTTGATGCAATAGATGGAGTAGAACCTGTAATTGAATTTACTCCAATAGTTACAGGAGTACCACCGCCTTTCCAATTCCAAGCAACATAATTATCACCCCCACTTACATTAACATAATTACCCCCGCTACTGTTATTGCCAAGTGAAAAACCATCAAGATTAAAACTTGTAAGTTGGTCTGTGTAATTTGTGGAGTCAACACTAGAGGTATTACTACTTAAAACTTTTCCTACACCCCTTACTGAGTCTATAAGTGCGTGAAAATAATTACTTGAACTACTTCTATTTTTAATCCAAGTCAAATCTGG